CCTCATTTGAAGGGTGTCTTAAAGTCACTCACAGAAGTGTTTTCGACTGACAAATTGACATGCGAATTTATGGAATATAAGTTGGGTTGAGTATATTTATTAAAACAGTCAAACACAAAAACTATTTAATATGTCGAAGGAAAAGAATTTTGGTTATTTAGGAAACACATTTCAGATACAATTACTCAATAATATTATCCTTTATAAGGATTTTGCATCGTCTATTGTTGATGTAATTGAACCCAAGTACTTCGACAATCAATACTTCAAGTTGATTATGCAAATTGTTAAGGAGTATTATGTGAAATACGAGCATACTCCTTCATACAATACCTTGGAACAACTTGTTAAATCTGAAGTTTCATCACCGATGGCTCAGAAGATGGTATTGGACATGATTGAGCAAGTCAAAGACGCACCAAACGAAGGGGATAGTTTCGTTCAAGAAAAAGCTTTGAAGTTTTGTAAACAACAAGAACTTCAAAAAGTTATGGTTAAAGCTCAAAAAATCATCGACAAAGGTGACTTTGAAAGTTATGACCATCTTGAAGAAATGGTACGAGAAGCTCTTCAGGTGGGTGAGGTTGACTCTGGTACTGCTGACGTTTTCTCAAATTTGGATGATGTACTGCAGGAAGATTTTAGACACCCTATTCCTATGGGAATTCCCGGTATTGACAACCTGTTAAAGGGTGGTGTAGCAAAAGGGGAGTTAGGTGTAATTCTTGCACCAACAGGAGTTGGTAAGTCGACATTGTTGACGAAAATTTCCAATCACGCATTTAATTTGGGTTATAATGTCCTTCAAATTTTCTTTGAGGACAACCCAAAAATCATTCAAAGAAAACACTTCACTTTATGGACTGAAATCGCACCTGATTTGTTATCAATACATAAGGAAAAAGTTATGACAAAGGTTAAAGAAATTCAGGAAAATAGTCCCAATAAACTTATTCTAAAAAAGTTACCATCTGACACTTTGACTATGAATCAGATTAAGAATCAGATTCGTAAAATGATGGCTGAAGGTACTAAGATAGATATGGTTGTTCTGGATTACATTGATTGTGTATTACCTGACAAAAACTTGGGTGACGAATGGAAAAGTGAAGGTTCGGTCATGAGAGGTTTTGAAGCAATGAACCATGAATTAAATATCGTTGGTTGGACTGCGACTCAAGGTAATAGAAGTTCCATTTCTTCGGAAGTGGTTACGACAGACCAAATGGGTGGTTCTATTAAGAAAGCACAAGTTGGTCACGTTATTATCTCTGTTGCCAAATCTCTTCAACAAAAGGAGATGAACCTTGCCACCATCGCGATTACCAAATCTCGTATTGGTAAAGACGGTGTTGTTTTTGAAAACTGTAAGTTCGATAACGAGATGTTAATTATTGACACAGAACAAAGTACCACTTTGTTGGGTCACGAAGAACAGAAAGAAGAAAGAAACAGAGAAAGGATTAAGGAACTTTTGGATAAGAGAAAACAAAAGGAAAAAAATATATAAACCCAACAAACTTATTAAAAAAATGGAAGAATTATTTAATTATGAGAAAGATATACGCTATGTCGTAAAAAGAACTGGTGCGAAAGTAATCTTTGAAGTTGATAAAATTGAGATGGCTATTTTAAAGGCGATGCATAGCATCGATGCCGTTGATGATGAAATGGCTGAAAAGATTGCAAGAATTTCCGCAAAAGCTTTATTTAGAAACAATAAAGACCGTATTCCTCATGTCGATGATGTTCATGATATGGTCGAGAATAAGTTGATGGATAACGGACTAAATGATGTAGCAAAAGAATACATCTTATATCGTGCAAAACGTAGACGTAATATCTTTGCAAAAAGAACCAATCTAAAACCATATGAGTACCCAAACCTAAACGAGTATGTGGACGCTATCAGACACTCTTATTGGGTTCATACGGAGTTTAATTTCACTTCAGACATTCAAGACTTTAAAGTTCATTTGAATGAAGTTGAAAAAACTGCATTGGAAAGAGCGATGCTTGCAATTTCACAAATTGAAATTGCGGTTAAAACTTTTTGGGGTGATATCTATAAGAGAATGCCAAAACCTGAGATTGGAAACGTTGGTGCAACATTTGCCGAGTCTGAAGTTAGACATGCGGACGCATATTCACACCTCATTCAATTGTTGGGACTGAATGGAGAGTTTGAAAATCTATTACAAGTACCCGCAATTCGTAGAAGAATTAAGTATTTGGAGAAGGCAATCACAAACTCAAAAGCCGTTGAAAATAAGGAATATTTTGAATCAGTCGTGTTATTCTCAATGTTTATTGAGAATGTATCACTCTTCTCTCAGTTCTTAGTTATCATGTCATTTAACAAACATAAGAATATGTTAAAAGGTATTAGTAACGCAGTTGAAGCCACTTCAAAAGAAGAAAATATTCACGCAGAATTTGGATTTGATTTGGTAAACCTTATCAAAGAAGAAAACCCTGAATGGTGGACAGAAGAATTGGTAGAAGACCTTATTATCTCAACCAAAGAAGCTTATGAAGCTGAGACGGAAGTCGTAAATTGGATTTTTGAAAAGGGAGATATGAACTTCCTAACTAAAAACCAAACCTTGGAGTTTATAAAAAATAGATTTAATATATCTTTAAATTCTATAGGTATTGATAATATCTTTGATATTAACGATACTTTATTACAAACTACGGAGTGGTTTGACGATGAAATTCTAACTACAAAACATACTGATTTTTTCAACAAAAGAAGTATCAATTATAGTAAGAAATCAAAATCGATTACTTCAAACGATTTATTTTAATAACGATATAAAAAAAAATGGAAAATAGAAACGCATTTGATTGGATAAATGAAGAATCAATTACTTTCCTTCGTAGAGGGTACTTGAGTGAAGGTGAAGAACCTTTGGAGAGAATTAGAACGATTGCTAACCATGCTCAGGAAATATTGGGTATTGACGGATTTGCTGATAAGTTCTTTGATTATATGGGTAGAGGATGGTATTCATTGTCTTCACCAGTATGGGCTAATTTTGGTAAGAAAAGAGGACTACCTGTAAGTTGTTTTGGGTCTAACATTGGAGATAATATTGAATCAATTCTTTTTACACAAGCCGAAGTTGGTGAGATGAGTAAGATGGGTGGTGGTACTTCAGGATACTTTGGTAACATTAGAGGTCGTGGAGCCGAAATTACTGACAATGGTCATGCACCTGGCGCGGTTCATTTTATGAACCTTTTCCAAAGTGTCGTTGACAATATTTCTCAGGGCTCAACCCGTCGTGGAAGATTTTCACCATATCTACCTGTCGAGCATCCAGATATTATGGAGTTTTTGGAAATTGGAACTGAAGGATTTCCAATTCAAGATTTGACTCACGCGGTTACAGTTACCGATGAGTTTATGAATGAAATGATTGAAGGCGACTCTGAAAAAAGAGCGATTTGGGCAAAAGTCATTCAAAGAAGAGGTGAAATTGGATATCCATATATCATGTTCACAGATACTATGAATAACAAATCACCTGAAGTTTATCGTGACAAAGGTGCAAAAATTTATAACTCTAACTTGTGTTCTGAAATTGCATTACACAATTCTGAAGAAGAATCTTTTGTGTGTGTTCTTTCATCTATGAATTTACTTCATTATGATGAGTGGAAAAATACTGATGCGGTTGAAGTTATGACATATTTCTTAGATGCTGTGGTAACTGAATTTTTGAGAAAAATTGAAAACATTCGAGATAACGGAACGATAGAGGGTAAACGAGCATTCTTTTACTTAGAAAAGGCGTACAACTTCGCTAAGAGACAACGGGCATTAGGTCTTGGAGTGTTAGGTTGGCACTCGTTGTTACAATCTAAAAACCTTCCTTTTGATAGTAAGGAAAGCGCTAAGTTAAATATTGAAGTATTTAAATTGATTAAAGAAAAATCATATAATGCATCTAAAGAATTATCTGAAAAATTTGGTGAACCTGAATACTTAAAAGGTTATGGTAGAAGAAATGTTACCTTAAATGCTATTGCACCTACAACCTCATCGGCATTTATTCTTGGACAAGTTTCACAGTCGATTGAACCTATTTGGTCTAACTGTTATGTTAAAGATGTTGCCAAACTGAAAGTAACAATTAAGAATCCTGTATTGGAAAAACTTTTGATTGAACTTGGTAAGGATACTAAAACTACTTGGAATAGTATTAAAAAGAATGATGGTTCGGTACAACATCTTGATTTCTTAACCGATGAACAAAAAGAAGTTTTCAGGACTTTTGCAGAGATTAATCAAGCGTCAATCATTAATCAGGCGGCAATTAGACAGGATTATATTGACCAGTCACAGTCACTTAATCTTATGATATCACCTGATATGCCGACAAAAGACGTAAATAAACTTTTGATAGATGCGTGGAAATTAGGTGTTAAGACATTATACTATCAACACTCTATGAATTCCGCACAGGCATTCGCTAGGAAAAAGTTGAATTTAAACGACCTACAATGTGTAGCGTGTGAAGGTTAAAATTAAAAACCCGTCAATTGACGGGTTTTTTTATAAAAAGTTTATACTGAATATTTATAGACATGGCAATAAACAAGACATACGGTATAAATTTTCCATTTAGGGAAAGTAAAGAAGGTAAATACTTATCATTAACTAAAACTGTTGAAGATGAGGTAAGAGCAGACTTATTACATCTAATTCTAACAAGAAAAGGAAGTCGATATTATTTACCTGATTTTGGTACGAGAATCTATGAATTTATTTTCGAACCCATGGATGGACCAACTTTTGATGCGATTAAATCGGACATTAAAATATCGGTGGATAAATACATACCAAACTTACAAATAAACGACATTTCAATCACACCATACACCAATGAGGATAGAAGTCCTGTAGGTAATTTGAATACTCAAGACCAAGAATCAACATATGAAATGTTTGATATTTTTAGAACTGCAGGTGAAGGTGTCGAAGAATATACCGCAAAAGTTAGGATAGATTATTCAGTAAAAGACAATACTTTTGAAAGTAAGGATTTCATAATTATCAATATTTAAAATAAATGGCAAATCGTAAAATATCATATACAGAAAGAGATTTTGAAGGTCTAAGACAAGACTTAATAAATTTTACAAGACAGTATTACCCCGAACTCATAGATAACTTCAATGATGCTTCGGTGTTCTCTGTTTTTTTAGATTTAAACGCAGCTATAGGTGATAACCTACATTATCATATTGATAGAAGTATTCAAGAAACGGTTTTGCAGTATGCACAACAAAAGTCATCGATATATAATATCGCAAGAACTTATGGGTTAAAAATTCCGGGTAACAGACCTTCGATTGCTATTTTAGATATTTCAATAACTGTACCCGCGTATGGTGACCAAGAAGACAGTAGATATTTAGGTGTCATTCGTGCGGGTTCACAATTTTTAGGTGCAGGACAGATATTTGAAAATCCTGACGATATTGATTTTAGTACTCAGTATAATAGTAAGGGATATCCTAATAGAACTAAAATACCAAACTT